ATAAGAAGCGACCTGCTACAGTACCCTTCAATTCCATCAGATACTTCTGTAAGCGTTTCTGCTCAGCTTCTGTAAACCCACAGTTAAGCTGATTATTAGACGCTGCTACGACACGATTAACTGTGTCTTCAAACTCTTCTGTAGGACTAGCAGGATCTGTTTCGTTCAAGCGACGAGCGTATGTCCTTTTGTATGTGATATATCCTACGGTACTAAACGGTGTATTAAATTCTGTCATGCTACCTCTTTCTTTGTTTTACTTTGTTTCTTTTTCTTAGTAATTGTAAAATGCTTTAATGCTTCTTCCAACCCTTCTGTCCATGTATCAAACCAAACAGTCTTCATACTGTCATACCAGTAGGTTTTCTCACCTTTAGGATACCATCTCCAGCATGCTTGTCTTTCTTGACCAATAAGATTTGCTACAGGTACTCCAACAGATCCTGCACAGTGGGCTATCGCTGAGTCCACAGAGATTACTCCATCGAGTGTTTGGATCTGATCAGCAGTATCGCTCCATTTATCTGAAGTAATAAAACCATCGCCTTGTTGCAACGACACCCAGTCAAACTCAGGATGCTGCTTAATAAAATTATCCATCAATTCCTTAGGCATCTGCTTCATCTTCATGTTCCAGCTATTGTTCAATGTAGTGTAGCAATAACCTAATAATGGTTTATCTCGCTTAGGTTTTACAATCTCTGGATTACGAAAGAGTCCTTCGCTACCATAAATCTTTTCAACAGGATGCTTAGCAATAACTCGATGCTCCATTAAAAAGTAAGGCAACGACATCACTTTAATCTTTACTGCACTGGGGAATGACTGATTAGCCTGGAAAGTACCGTCATGATCTGGCAGCCTTTTGAGCATACGCATCATATTATCAGGAAACAATAGCTTCACTGACTTAAGACCAGCATTCTTTAACAGAGGAATAAAGCGACTAAACTGTAGCATGTCTCCCCATCCTGCTTCAGACCAAACAATAGCATTCTTACCTGCACACTGCATTCCTGGAATCCAGACAGGAGTCTTAGCAAAGTCTGACTTTACTCCCTGAGGATACCTAAGATCTGGTAATGAACGTAACTCGTGCAGATAAAAACCATACTCCCAGTCTCCCTGTTTAATCAAGTCCATCCCATACTGATAAGCAGGATTAGCAGTTTTTTGATTTTGTATTGCATAAAAGTTAACTTGTTTGTCTTTTGGTATCATTCCGTTTCGTCCCAGTCTACTTCTTTAAGTAGTCTGATGTAGTTGTTTTCGATAGTGTCGCTAAAAGTTTCTACTAAGTCTTCTGAAGCTATGTCGAGTAGCTCCAGAAGCATCACTTCATCTAAACTCTTCAACCGTTCTTTTAACTCTGGCAGCGTAAGAGTACGGTTCATTTACTTTTTCTTAGCAGCACGTTTAACAGCATTCGCTTTAGCTGCCTTAGCTGGCTGAGCAGAACAGGCTGTGATAAAATCGATAGCTTTTTGAGCACCATCTTGGAAAGCTTTTAACTGTGCTACACCTTCTTTGTAATTCCAATCACTGCACCACCAGTTCGCTACGTTCTTAGTATCAGACTGAATAGTCAAGCTAACTTGCCAATCATCATCCTTATCCATACGTCCGTCAACTGTAATAAATGCATTATCATCTGGGAAAAACTTATTAAATTTTACTGTCTTCACTGGTTTCTGCTCCTCTAAAAATTTATGTGATTCGTTAAGAATTTTTACTAATGATGTAGTCAAGGTAGTGTCTCGCTTTCTGTAAGTCCTGCAGTCCGTCTTTATGTTTCCAACGTAGTATATATTTTACCACATTTCCCTCCCAGAAGTCAAGCTCCCAGGCTTCTATAATATCCCAAGGTTGTATACCATCTCCTTTGTGATAGTGCTGACCTCCTACCTGCTTGTCCCTAGGAGTTAACTCAGGCTCTTCCACTTGAAGTCTACGAAAGTATTCTTCTAATGTTATTTCACCTGGACAATTATCTGAATAGCCGTAAGGCTTAGGCATTGCTATTGGATTCATAAATACCTCTTCTTTAAAAAGTCTAAGGAAACAAACATCTCATCGAAGCAACCATCATGAACTTCGTGTAAGACCACAATACCTCTCCAATAGTGGTTGCCTTGAGCTCCCATGTAATCCTCGTCGTGTTCATAACAACTCCCTGCGATTATAGCTGTAAGCGTCTTACCATCTGCTCGAATAGCGTAAGCAACTTGTCTACCTTGTTGATGACCCACAATACACGATTGGTGTTTCTTGGAGATAATGGCTGCTGCCGATCCAACAGGGCGATTAAGAGCACCTGCAGTAACATAATGGGCATATAGAACACCATCAATAATAACTGGCTGCTCAAAAGGAATAACTTCCCAACCTGCCTCAGCATACTTTAAGTCTCCAATAGATATAGTACCATCTAACATCGAATCGTTTTCAACTGCACGATTGATACGATGCTCATGATTTCCTAATGTTAATACCATTCGTGGTTTATATACCTTATCTTTATTCCTCCGCTGTCTTGCTTGTAAGTCACGCAGTGGTTTTAATAAGATGTTCATTGCTTCTTGTGTTGCTACTACATCATTCTTGTATCGTCTACCCTCGAAGGACTTCTTTCCCTTATCGTAGCTTGATAATGAAGGCATGTCCGCAAAGTCGCCAATATTAATAATAACATCAGGACGTTTCTTAACAATGTAGTTTCCTATAGCTCGTAAGTAATTATAATCATGACCAGGTTTTATCTGACAGTCTGGTATTATCAAGTGGGTCGTCATTGTATCCTTCTATTTTAATTTCATAACCATAGATGTTTGATAAAAAGCTGAGGAACTCTCGCACTACATAATCCCAAGACTGCGATGCTGGGATCTGAAACTCATGCCGAAGTTCTTTATTAAATGGAAAGCCATGCTTAGCATCCACTTCTCCACCTTCTACGAATTCAAACGTATATCTATTTATAGGATGTTCCATTTAGCGTCCTTCCAGAAGTAAATCCATCCTTGTTCATCCATCCCAAGGACAGTAAAGTTATCTTTATCTCCGATAACCTTCCATTCAATTATTTTTACTGACATTTATTTTCCTTATAATTCGTAGCAGTTTATACAGCAGAAACTTTCTGTAGCTAACTACCACGTTTTACTAAATCAAAAAAGTATTCAGCATCCACAAGTACAAGTGGTTTACTATTGTTCTGCTTCAAGACTACGAGTGGCTCGACTAGTCCATGCGTCTGAGCTTGTTCATAATCCTTGAAGACTGCAATAGCTTTACGATTCTTGCACTCAACCTGAAAAGGAAAAACACTACGAGCAGCCGAGCTAAGCTGAACATCCTCTCCACTCGCTCCCATGCTTGTGCTTCTGACATCATCAGTGCTCAGCGTAGGGAATCGTTGGAGTATCTGGTCTCTCACCCACTGCTGTAGCTTTCTTCCTTTTGCTTTTGCTGACTGTGGTTTCAAACTTAACTACCTTTCGTTTCTTTATCCATGCCTTAGGTATATGTATCCTAGCGTTACTATTGTCTTTAGACACTGTGGACGCAATACATAAAGCATCTTTTGTTTCACTAATCAAGAAGCCTACAGTATGACAAAGATCTATTTCTGCTTTGACTTCGTCTTCCCATCCTGCGTCGGCAACTGCGTCGACCCATTGGACGTAGATAACTTTGGAGGTTTCCAGATTTCGTTTGACTGCCTTCTTATCCATAACAATTGTCCGTTCTCCAGCACCCTTGCTTCGTCGCCTTGGTAAGCCTCCAGGACAGCAGTATACATTTCGTTTTCGTCTTTGCATTCTTTGAGTATTCTTTCTGCTTTAACTTCTCCAATGCCTTTAAGCCCAATAACATTGTCGACCCTATCACCAGTTAAAATCTGTTTATAAAAATTCCTAATTCCTTCTTCCTCAGTAATGTAGTAGCGAAGATCCTTAGTAAAATTAAAGTGATCTCCTCGTATCATATCTAAGTCTTTATCGATAGTACAAATACAGTACTCACCAGGTTCAAGAGCATATGCTGCAATTCCCATAGCGTCGTCAGCTTCTTGTCCTACGATCAGCTCAAAGTTCCATGCTTTAATCATGTACTCTCTGAGGAGTTCATAATGCTCAGGCTTTGCAGCTTTACGATTACCCTTATACGGAGCAGTCTTAGCTATCTCGTGCCTGAAGTTATCACCACCTGTTAAGTACCCTTTGTAATCTTCAAAGCCATTGAAGAGAATTAGGTTTTCTAAGAATTCACTACACCTAGAAATCGCTATTGACTCTGGCTCACCTTCTGAAGCAAAGCCAATGCGATATACTAGAATGTCCCCATCAATGAGGGCTAACTGCATTAGAGGGCTTCTTCCTCGATATCAGCTAAGTTCATTCCTTTAGGAGTGTACTCGATCAGTTCCTTAATTACAATCTTACTGATACCAACTCCGACACCTTTCTTACCACCAACATTGTAGCTGTATGGTTTGATAAGTGCTACACCTTTAGAGCCATTAGCAATCTTAACATTGATTGGTGAGCCCTTCTCATCCACTGCAAGGATAGGATATAACTTACTCTTAGCAGTGACAAAGAATCCTTGATCTGGCTTAGCAGCATCGTTCTTTACATTGATACCCATGTCCATCAAAGTCTTCACAGCATCCTTAGATAGGTTGCAAAGATCTACCTGAAACTTCTCAGAGATTTTGTTCTTCTCATTTAATGAAGCCCAGAAGAGGTCGGCTTTGATTGGTACTGGTTTTGCTTGTTCCATTTATTTCTCCTTAGTAAATAACTACACATATATTATATCATACTTTTAATGCAAATGCAAATTAATACCTGCTTGTTCCTGTTCTATTTCAAGGACATGTAAGGAACGACGCAGCAATTCAATAGTATCTTCGTTAGACATACAAGTATAGACAGTCAAGTAATTATTGTCGTCTCCTAAGATAACTAATGGTTCTACATGTTCAGGAAGTTCTGCTACTTTCATGGTGCAAAGTCTGCATCTTTAATAGCTTCTAAGTATTCCTGTGCTTGATCTAGTTCTTTCTCTGCGTCACGTAGCAGTGTTCTAACAGTCGATACATGATTACCTTGTCTTAGAAGTTTAAGTACTGCTTGTTTAATCTCATCCATCAGTGTGTTTCCTTCCATGAATTACCTACCTTGTACGCACCAGTGAGAGGGCATCGCATCTTTAGTACACGACCTGCTTCTTCAATAGCTTGTACTCCTAACTTACCTACCATATCTGCGTAGGCTTCTGCTACTTCAATCTGCCATTCGTCATGCACATTAGCAACAAACTTATAATCAACACCGAGCTTACTCAGTCGTTCATCTAGGATCACTAGTGCTTGCTTCATGACAATCGCACCCGCACCTTGGAGAAGTGTGTTAAGTGCTGCGTGGTCAGACCTAATGTATAGTCTACGTCCATCAAGACCTGGTAATGATCCCGACGACTTGCAGATTCTAGCCACTTTCTCCCTAAGTGCTCGTAGTTTCGGGGTGTTTTCCAAAAAAGAATCAATAAGCTTTTGTCCTTCTCGTGCTCCAGCACCCACAACTTTCCCGATCTTGGCAGCCCCTGCACCATAGAGGAATGCATAGATAAACGTCTTCGCTTGAGAACGTGTTTCGAGTCCAGCAGCTTTCTGGTTGGCAGTGTGGATATCACCTTGTGTGACCTCATAAATATACGCATCGTCTTCCATGTAGTGAGCAAGCATTCGTAGTTCTAATCCTGAAGCATCGATGCCTACTAACTTATATCCTTTCTCTACAATCCAAAGATCCCTACAATCTTCTCCGTAGGGGCTACCACAACTAGGTACTTGTGCCATGTTAGGGCTGTGGTGTGTCATTCGTCCAGTAACTGCACCATTCGTTATTACCTTACCACGCACCCTACCATCAGGTTGTACTACCTTTAACCACGATTGAATCTGTGCTATTCTTTTCTGTAGTAACAAGTACTCAGCGATAGCTTTAGCTTCAGGAAAATCTAAGCCTTCGAGCGTCCCTTCGTCGACGATGGGCTGACCTGTTTCCGTATACTTGTCTGGTTTCCAACCCTTTTCTTGAAGTCTTTCACCAATTTGCTTTCTACTTCCTGGGTTAAAGGGTTCGATAATTGGCTTGAGAGGCTTGCCTGTTTTCTCTGAGACTCGTAAGATTGTCTTGGTTGGAAAAATGTTTTGAAGCTCAGTTTCAAGAACAACCAACTTATTTTGCAGCGTTGAAAGAAGAATGATAGCATTCCTTTCGTTGAGTTTGAAGCCACTTTCTTCTTGCTTTGCGATGACCGCTTGTACATTGTGCTCAAGTTTAATACTCCTCTCTTCAAATTTATTTCTAGTTAATTCATTAGTTAAATGTAAATACAACTTCTCAGTTACTAAGGTATCTTGGATACAATAAGCTTCCATCTCAGCAGAATACCCAGCATCCCAATCATTGAAGTCTCCCTTAGGAAAACCTAAGCGTCCACCCCATGCAGCAAGACTATGTCCTCCTTCTAGACTTGGACTTAGGAGGCGACTTAGTACGAGCGTGTCGAACATCTGGCTCTGCTTCATCGTAATGTTCCAGTTCTTTCTCAGTACTGGGGCATCGAAGCATATTCCGTTGTGCATGATAATCAAATCGCAACTGTCCAAATACTTTTGTAACCCGCTTGCTTCCTTCCATACTGTTACGTCTCCTCCTATTTCTCTAGTAACACACATCCAAATCTTATTGTGTGTGCTGTTGGTTTCTATATCTAAAATTATTTGCATACATTTATTTTACTCGATGTGCTAGGTTCTTGTCAATAAAAATTAGATTAGATCCACAACGAATTACTGTGGCATAACCTACATTAAACATCAAGGTGCGAATATCTTTCTCACTGTATGGTTGAATCTCCACACAAATTACTTTAAACGGATACCTGCGATAATCAATACTTTGTAATACATCATAGTCCATGCCCTCAATATCAATCGTTAAGAAGTCGGGAACATTGCGATGTTGTAGTACCTGCTCGATTGTAAAGACTGGTATTTGTTTTACTTCTGTAATACTAAACTCAGGATAATCTCTAACAAATTCTTCAGCTACCTTCTTAACAAAAGTATTACGTCCTGACTGACTATCAATCATATAGAAGTCTTGGAAGCCTGACTTAGTTCCTACTCCTACATTAAGATTAACATCCCCAGGTCTCTGTTCTACGAATAACTTATGTAACTCAGGATTTGCTTCAACATTAATACCACGAGAACCAGCGTCATAGAACAGCTTAGTATTACTGATGGTTTCAGGATGGTGTGCTCCCACGTCCAAGTATGAAGGAGTATTAATACCGAGACTGTTAAAGAGAACCCGAATAACAATGTCATCTCCATGCTGTGCATAAGTTCTATCTCCAAATAATTGATCAGGATGTGTCATTAAACAGGTACTCCATGCCTAAGTCTCCAAGGATATTCACGCTCTAACCAAAAGCAGCGTATGTCTCCATGTTCGTTTCGTGCTAGGTATCCATCCCATTTCGAATGCTTAGTAGAATAACTAGTACATTGAATGTTATCTAACCTATGTTTGTGTTCACTAACTAAGAAGCCAAACAGCACACCAAACAGAGCAGCAACAATGATTAAAGATTCTTTCATAATGTAATATAAATGTTACGTTAAAGCCATTTATGCAACGAATATGTTACATAAGAGACCACCCCTGCAAAGTACAGAGCAACTGCTACAGCCTCAACCAGGATCAAAGGTATGTCACGCTGCAGTACACCAGCATAAGCCCACAAGCCTGATCCAACCAGTCCAAATAGTATATTAAGTGGATATACATTGAAGCTGGTTAACGCTATTCCAATTAAACATAACGAAGTACCTCCCCATTTAATCATTGACATATTACCACCGTAGCACAGACAGTACAGCTCATTGTTCTACCATCAGGATGTACCACTACAGTGGACGCACAAGCCATGCTATTATTATACACTAACATAGCAGTTACTGCAAGTAATATCTTCTTCATAATGTCTTCTCCTCAGGAGGGAGCTCAGTCATTCTACCTGTATCACGCTTATACAAGAGACGACAAGCCAACCCAGTTAAACCACTAAAACGATTCTTCAATACTCGGACGTAGGTAGTGTTACGTTCCTGCTCGTTCTCATGCTGTCCGTTACGCTCCAGTCCAATCACCATGTCTGATAGCTGAGCAATAGAACCTGAACCACGTAGCTGTGCCAGGGATGTAGCAGCCCCCTCCTCATGCCCCTTAGATTCGGGACGCTTAAGGTGAGACACCACAAACAAAGCAATGCCAGTCTCTTGCACAATGGTACGAAGCTTAGTCATGATCTCGTCTAAAGCTTTTCTTTCGTCGCCATTCTCCTGAGCAGATACCACAATCGATACGTGATCAAGAAATACATAACGACAATTAAGACCTTTTGCCATGAATCGTACTCGGTTGATAATATTGTCAATGGCGGTAGACCCAAAATGATCAAACAAAAATACACGATCAGTTCCAAGGGTAGCATCAAATGCATAGCGTAGTTCCTCCTCTTCAACTTCACAATCAGGTAAGTGTAATGGTTTATTTGCAGCAAGTGACATCAAACTCTTAGCAGTTTTCTTGACTGATTCTTCTAAGAACATAAGACCAATGTTATCCTCAGTCTTATTCAAGATCTGCCATACAATCTCCCGCATAAACTGAGACTTACCTAGTCCAGATCCTGCAGTCACTGTTACCAGTTCTCCTAAGCGAATACCATAGGTAAGATTGTTCATTCCATAGTACGGATACTGTACCTCAGCCTTCTCTACTGGCTGGTTAACTAGCTCCCACAATGTAGAACCTGCTATGATACCATCAGGTACATACTTCTCAGCATCCCACCACTGCTCAACAAACTCCTTCGTTAAACCACGAATCAAGTAATCATTAGCATCCTTAATCTCAGGTTGTTTGAACTTAAAGATGTGTGCCTTACTACCAAACAACTCAGCAACTTGGTTGGCTGCTTGCTGTCCTGGCTCATCGTTATCAAAGCAGATCACAATCTTCTCAAAGGAATCTAGATACTCAAAGCTAGCACGACAATCCTTCAATGCTGACGTAGCACCACTACGAATAGATACCACTGGGTAGCGAGAACCTGTCAACTGATAGCAAGCTAAGGCATCAAACTCCCCTTCGGTAATCGTGATAGCCCTGCCACCTGGAGTAAACTTGTTCTGTCCAAACAGTACAGCACTCTTCCAATCCCCAATCACACTGAATTCCTTAGCAGTAATGGAGCGAGTCTTCGCAGCCACCACCTTACCAGTGATATCACAATATGGAAAGTAATAGCTAGAGCTATCAGAACCTGCACCAAAGAAGTGCATAGTCTGTGTAGTAATACCACGCTCTACAACTGGGTTTGCTTCTACGTTTGCCAATGCCTCTAGGACTGTTTTAAACTGCTTAGGAGACGAGTTCTCAGCATGGGTAATACCTTCCCTCAGGACAGCCTGAACCATCGCCTCTGAGCCCTTCTTAAAGGTTGTACACTTATGACAATACTCATGCCCATCATCGTATAAACTGTTAGCATCCGAAGATCCACAGTTAGTACATGGTATGTGTTTTAAAAAGTTACTATCTGTTTTCATTTTATCCCATGTCTATGTTCAATTGCTCTAGCGAATGCTATGATATCTCCAGCAGTATTCATACGAATGCCTTCAATCTCCTCAGTAGTTAAGGGTTTAGGTTTCCATATCATCTTAGCAGGATTCATTCCAATGTACTTAGTAGTAGGACTAACTACTGCATCCTCATATCCTGGATGATAAGGTGCTTCATCAACAAGTTTATTCATAGGTAAACTCCGCAGTGGTGTCGTGTTGCTTTAGTTTAAAGTTCCAGGCATCAACGATATCTTGTAAGACTACATCGATACCATAGCGACCAGCACAATCAATCATGTTTTGTAATGCGAAGTGGTAATGCATTTCTTCTTCGTAGTTATCTTCCATAGTTTACTCCTAAGTTTAGCTCCTAAGTTTAACTCCTAAGTATACACTATATAAAATACAATCTATATAAATACTACTTAGTAGATAGTATAGCATATTTAAATATCATTGTCAACCCTATTGTCCACACGACCAAAAGAATCATACTCGTTACTATCCATTCCTTCGTCTCCTTCGTAATCTTCGTCTTCATCGTACAGGTCTGCTCTTTCATAAGTTAGTAAGTCATCACTGACAGTAGCGTAACATTTATTACACATGTCTAAGTACTCGTTGGTGTGTACACTCTTACGTGTAGCCTCAAAATCTGACAGCATTTTATTACAGCAGTAGCATCTCATAGCAGTGCATCTCCTAAGTTTTTATAAGCCCAGTTAAATTTATTCTCAGCGTTACGCTTACGCTCTATCCCAAGTACTTGAATCTTAAAGCTTTTATCTAGTCTTAGGAATCTCTCTGCCTCTTCTTTATAACCAAAGATTCTAACGACTGACCCATCACTGTCTAAAATCTTATATAGCTTTCTCATTGTAGTACTCCGTATAAGTAACAAGATAATTCTAACCCAATATAGTATAGCACATGTCCACCAAAGTAAGCAAGAGCAAACCATAAAATATATTTAATGTACTTGTCTTCAGTCATCGTCACGCTCCCAGTCGTCCTCATCAATGAAGTCTGTCTCATCAAGCTCAAGCTCTAGCTCCTCCAGTTCCTCCTCAGTTAACTCATCCTCAGGTTCATAGTAACTATCGTTATTGTATCGTGTCATCTTACACTCCTATATCAGCAATGATGTTCTCAAATTCCTCTTCCAAATCTTCTATCTCTTCCTCTGTCAAGTCTACATAACAGGGCTCAAGATCGTAATCCCAACCACCTTGCCCTTCGTCATCCAGGTTATACCAGTAGGTAACCTCAATCTTCTTACCTTCTACATCAACAATATACATAGCGTTGACTGTCTTCGATACTAATACAGGGTCTTTAATTCTCATCATTCCTCCGTTATTCCAGCACACCTAATAGCTGTTCCATTACACCACTCAGGATTACTAACCATTGTATCATCAAATACAATTGGAGAGCCGTTCTCTGTTAAGGTAATATACTCTTCTACTGAGCCTATGTCCAGGCTATCAAAGGCTTCGTCAATAACTCCTTTGTCTACTGCGTCAACGTACACTAAATATCTAGGCATGCTTATCTCCTATGTTAACAAAAATAAAATGTTCTTTAATAAACTGTTGTGCTTCTGCTCTGATCTCGTTCAACTCCTCAGCAATATATGACCCATCAATATCCCTGATCCACCCACTACCAAACCATTGTTTAACCCTATGATCAAAGAATAAGTCTACCCAATTCTCACCCCAAAGTACAGTGATATCTGTATTACCCTTACTTATCTCTTCACCTACTGCCCTCATTACCTGGGCATAGCTGGGTTTTCTACCATCAAATACAATCTCTTTAATTTGATTACATACGCTCATTCTAATTCCTCCTCAATGTTTAGATCTTCTGCAATCCATGCCATCTCTGTACAGATATCGCTCCATTCGTTATCGTATTCTTGCACTCCTTCAGGTATACCATGTTCTCTATAAAAATGCAAGGCATTCCAAATTAATTCTAAATTAATCTTACTCATGAATATATCCCTCCTCAATTAAATGTCTAGCAGTACGACCAAACCATCCTTGCAACTGCCATGCCATACCAGTATCTACTAAGGTCTGCCATGCTTCAAGTACTTGCTCCTCCGAATCACTATCAACAAACCCCTCAATAATTCCTACTGCGTCAAATGTATTCATAATTCCTCCTGTTGAATTGATAAGTTAAGTATACTACAATTTATTACATTGTCTATAGGTGTTTACCCTAATGCCATAATCTTAATTACTTTTGCCATCTTAACTCCATGTGCCTTGTATGCTATCACGCTCACGCTCTTGTCATAGCATGCTCTACAACCATTGCACTTACCTTCATGCTGATATGCTTGGCATTCTGTAGCACCTACTGGTAAGGTATCACTGAAGATAGTACTAGTGTTTAAACCCTCTACAAGCTCACCAGTGACACTATCGCTAGAGAATCGTACCACTACATTAGAAAGCATCTGCATCTCTGCTATGATCGGTTTAAACTTAGCAAACTTATGCATTCTAGTAGGTAACCAATGCTTAACCCATGGAGTAAGTAACATTACTTTACGAATTTTCTTAGCTAGTCTAATGTCATACATATCACCACTATCAAACCATCTAAAGTACCTACTAGAATCTAAAGCTTGTACCATGTCGTCAACCCATGAGTCCCGCTTCCAGTCTTCCCTATTGAATTCTCTAGGTTTCTTAACATTAGCGAATCGATAATTACCAGTCGTAGCGTAACAACCTTGGCATGCTGGTACTAGATTACCTGTAGAATCCTTACTACCTGGGCAAGTGTCCAAAGCTTGAAGACTCCATGACATAATGCCATCTAGTTTACTTGTTTTGCTTAGTTTAATCATTTGAAATCCCTAGATAAAATATACCAGTCTTTTAGTTTATACATTGTTGCGTCGTTTATTGCATGTTGCTTATTCTGGTAAATACATACAATCTCATTAGAGCTATCATACAGTACATATACTAGATTTGTAAATTGGTACATACCCTAAACCCTCCATCGTTATTAATAAATATACTCTAGGATTTTGAAACAGTCAAGTAAAACCCTATATATATCTACTAAACTATACGTTTTCTCCATTCCATAGTAATGTCTCTAATTGTATCAGGTTGTTGATAGTCTCGTTAACCTTGTCTTTAATAAATCTATCATCAGTCAAATATTGCTCATGCTCTCCTAAGTTAGCCCAAATAGATCTAATCAATAACATACGTTGTTCTCTAGTCAAATTAAATTCCATATATCCTCCGTTAGTGTTTAAATAATACCCTAGTCAACTGATTAAGTCAACTATGGCAAACCCTTACTTACTTTTATCCCATTCCATACCTGCCATACGCTTAACTTCGTTCTTAAAATCAATCAATTGTGAAGCATTACCATGGTCTAAAAACAAACCCATAAAACCTTCTGTTTTGTTTTCCCAACGTTCAATAAACTGGTCTCTAGTCAATTGTACTTCAGTGCCAAACATGTTAATAAATGGTTTAGTTTGCATTGTATTACCTCCTGTGTTGATGATTAGATAATAACAGAATGCTACAGAAAGTCTATAGGGATAAACCCTAATGCCTGGTGCTTAAGAGGGACACTACTATACTCTCACATCTCTGCTTTGTCAACTAGGGAAACTACCTATTGACATATACTCGAAAGTATGCTAGGGGGAGGGGGCTCTCGCAACAATCTAGTACGTTATAACCCTCTAAAACACCTAAAAAGTTAAATTAAGAAGACTAATAAATTAAAGAAATTAGCTGAAGTTAACGACAGAAGACTACAGATACTGAATACTATATGAATCAATAGCTTAGGAAGCTAAGGAGATAACAGAAGATGAGCTACGATAGTGCATGATAAAGGCTAGTTAGCTACAGTTGCGGAACACGTGCTAGTTTACTGGGTAGACCCGCATAGAAGTGTTAGCTATAGTACACAAAATAGACAGGTATTGTACAGAATGTGCTACGTAGTGAACATCATAGTAAAATATTACTTGACAAAATCTAATAAGTATGGTATAATAGTTGTACTAAGGAGAAAAAACGCTAAGTCAGTTCCTAAGTAAATACAATATAAAAACCAAATAATATAAAAACTACTTAGTTAACTTCTAAGTATAACTTAGAAGAGAAGTAATTTTAAATGTTAGTCTCTACTCACGTAGGAAAAGGCTTAGAAGTGAACTTAGAAGATAAAGAAGATAATTCAGTTATTGTGTCTATACCACGTAGGGGTCGTCCTCCTAAGGCTGTCGTAGAAGCGAAGCGTAAAAGAGGTAAGGTAGGTAGACCCCAGGGTGACACAGGAAGAATACAGGAATTTAAAGCTAGACTCCTGAGTACTA